GGCCAAGTTGGCGAGGAAGTCGTCGCTGCGCGGGGCGAGGTCGTCATCGTCGTCCAGTCGGACGATGGCGCCGCCGTCGGGCGTGTCGATCACGTCCTCGTCGTCGGCCTCGCCCAGATCAACCATCTCGGTCTCGGGCAGATCGTCATCGTCTTCCATGCCCGCTCCTATGCAGCGTACGGATTGGCAACCGGCTTGGGCGGAGGCCCAGACGGTTCATCTTTTTTGGCTTGTACCGCATCCAATAGGCGCTTGTCCATCATCAGCCTGAGAGCCTGACTGGTGCTGTCCACGAAATCATCGTGCTTGATGCTGCCGGGCCCGGTGTAGCTGCACAGCTGGTGCAGCAGCGGGTCGACCCAGTTGCGCGGCTGGCCCGGATGTTTGGCGCTCTCGGGCAGCCACACCATCTTGCGTGCGAAGATGGGCGAGACGATGTGCAGGCGGGTCAGCTTGTCGGCGCGGCCGGGGTTGTAGGCGTAGGCCTCGATGCCCTCGCGCTCCAGCATCTGGCGCAGGCTGATGCCTGAGCCCTTGTCCTCGATCAGCAGGATGTCGGGCTTGCGGCCGGACGTGGTCGGCTTGCCGCTGCCGAACAGCGGCTTGATCAGCGCCGTGTCGTCGTCGTCACCGTATGCAGTGTTGAGTTCACGACGTACCTTGCGCAGCAGATCCGGGAGCCCCAATCGCTCCTCCCAGCAATCGAGCAGGAGTACATTATTTCGCTTCTCGTGGTGGAACACGCCCCAGACGGTGCAGGCTGTCGGGTCAGCATCGCCCGATCGCTTGTCGGTGGTGGCCTCAGTGAACGCCGTGTCGAGGCTCATAATCACCAGATCGAAGCGCGGCAGCGGCTTGTCGTGCGCCCACAGCCTGAACTGCGATCGCTTGATGATACCCTGCTCCTCTGGATCCAAGAGTTCGCCGTGTAACTCTTGTCGGCCGAGCGTTGTGTTCTCGTAGACCGCCAACTGGTCGAAAAAACTTTCGGGCAGATTGGCGCGGTTGTCATACGTTGAGCCGGTGACGATCACGCGCCCCGGTTTCTTGGCCACGAGCTTGCGCACCAGCTCCTTGGGCTTGGGCGTGGTCGTCCACAGCACCTGCGGCCGCTCGCCCAACCGCAACCCAAACATTGCTTGATCCCACGCCTCATCGTATTGCCATGCGGCCAGCTCGTCTGCCCATATGCGACAATGCTGGGGCCCGCGCAAACGCTCGGGCTTTTCTGCCGTGAAGCCACGGATTGAGCTGACGCCGCCGGCTATGTTGAACATCTCAATGACGAGGTCGCTCTTGTTGTACGCCTTGACCAGCTCAGGCGGGATGACGGACAACAGGCCGGACTCGCCCTCGAAACACGTGAACTTCACGTCCTGATAGGTGGGCGCTATCACGGCCGCGTCGAAGCCGTCGGCGTCGAGGTAGGTCACACGGCCCAACCATTCGGCACCCACGCGCGTCTTACCAAAGCCGCGCCCTGCCAAGAAGCCCATTTCCACGAAACCGCCCGGCGCCACAAACTCAGGAATCTGATTGTCGCGCGCCGTATCAGTCCAGCGGTTTTGCCAGAACAGGAAGGCAGCCTGCTGCGGGTTGAGCTGGCTCAGTATGGCGGTGTCGACGCTCACCCACCCACAATGGGGGTCATTGGACCGTGATGCAAGAACCCAATACGCCATTGAGACAGACGATCAGGTAGGTGTCATCACGCTCGCAATAGAAGACACCGGGCCCCTCGTCGCTCAGTATCTCCATCGCCCACTTCACCAACCCGACGAACTCCCAGCTGCCGTCAACGGGATCGGAATCGTCGTCGAGGTCCCTCTCAAGGATGTGCAACATCGCTATCACTTGCCGTCTCCCTTGATCGTCGGCCGCTGCAGCAGCGCCTCAGTCAGTTTACGCATGTCGTCCGCCGACACGCCCACCGCCTCAGTTTTGATCGCGCCGCCGTCCGGGCCAGTCAGCGCCAGCTTTGACTGTTCGCCGTAACGAGTAGGATGCCACTTCGCCAGCAGCTTCAGCCGCGTCTCAACGCGCACCCGGCGCGAGGCGGGATCCTCCTCTTGATCGTCGGCGATCTCGATGCACTGGTCGGCGATCTCGTGACCGCCGCGTTCGCGCGCGCGCGTGAAGCGTCCGAGGAACTCCGCGTCATCATCCAGCCAATCGTACACCGCGCTTTTTCCAACGCTCTGCTCGCGACAGATTTGCCGCAGCGGCTTGCCTGACGTGAGTTCCTCAATGATGAGGTCAGCTAGCTGTGCGCTGCGAATGTTCACACCCTGCGCCATGATCAATCCTCCACCATGCTTTGGCTGCTCTCCAGCCGATCTGCAGCCAGTCTAGCATATCCCTCGACGTCGCGCCACGAAGCGGCGTAGACACGAACGTCCCGTATCGGGTGCACGCTGATCAAGGATGCCATCGATCTGGTTCACGCAATCCTCCAAATCCTAACGCCACCCTCTTCAACCTTTGCGGTCATTTTTTTACCGTTTCTGCGAAAGTACGCTTTTGCCGCCGTCACAGCTTTATGATCATGGCCAGCGTTTTCGATCAAAACACTGTCGCCGATCTCCATCTTGTTAAACGGGTAAATCCGTGCGCCTCGCGCCCCATCTCGTGCCGCTTCTGGGATTGGAACTGAGTTTTCAATTTTCAACATATCACCTCCTGTAACTTCAATCCCCTTATACCCTGATTGTATCCATGTAAATATCAGTTCCCCCATCCCCCCAAAACCTGATCAATTTTCACGCCCAAACCACCCCATTTTGAACCCCAACCCACCACGTCTCGAAACCCGCCGCTCGTAGCGTACTTTTCGTATCCCCCCTAAAGGGGGGAGTACGAATACGTACGCTGACTCGCCCTGCCCCGGTGAAGATACGATCTAAGATACGCCACAACCACTTTCCTTTGTATTTCAATGACTTCCACCGTATCTTTTCAAAAAGTACGCGTAGATACGCTAGGCTTTTTGGCCATTTCGGGCCATCGTCATGTTGTCCGCCGTTTTTTGGCAAATTACGGCAAATCCGACCCCATTTTTCTCCACAATTTCGGCCAAGGTCAGCACCCCGATCAGCTTGTCGGTGACGCTTGGTTTGAGGTACTGCTGGGCATATGCCTCGCTCAAATCCAGCTTGATTTTGAGGTAATCGAGCAGCGCCGATCGCGACACAAATGGCTTCCCGTTGGCGATTTCGGCGCCGGAATCGAACCACGCGCTTTCGAACATCTTGCGCCATGTATCCAATTTGGATTCTTTTTTCCGCTCTGGGGGCGCCTCTGCGGTTACAAGCACGGCGCTGGTAACCGGCTCGCTATCCTCATCCAGCCAGCCGTTGATGGCGACGGGCTGGAGGTTTGCGTAGACCGGCTCGGCCTCTTCGGCGTCCTTGGACTTGCGCTGCACGATCTGGATTGGCGTGTCGCCTTTGGCGGGGACGACGCTGATCTCGATCTCCAGCGCGCCCTTCCATGCGGACGATCCGCGCGCCCGGTGCTGGGCCTCATCGGCAACGCCGGTGTGATGGACGAGGAGCACGGAGCAGTTGAACTCCCGCATGAGAGCCGCGCAGGCGTCGATCATGGTCTTGGCGTCGACCGAGCTATTCTCATCGCCGAAAAGGAAGCGATGCAGCGTGTCGACATTTATGAGGCTGGGTGGGTGCGGCAGCGCGCGAATGGCATCGACCACCCGCTGATAGCCCTCTGGCGTGTTCAGGTCCGTGCCGGTTTTGGAAATCCACATGTCCAGTGTGCCGGCTTTGTGGTGCTGCTTCCACGCGGCAACGCGGCTGCGCAAGCCGTGATGGCCCTCGCCGGCCAGATAGACCACTGGGCCGGGCTTGACGCGATGGCCATGCCAGTCGGTGCGACCGGACGCGATGTGCAGGCTCCAGTCCAGCACGGCGAAGGTCTTGCCGCCACCTGACGGGCCGTGCACCATGATGAGGGCTTGCTCTTGCAGCCAGTGTTTGACCAGCCAGCGGATTGGCGCGGGCTCGAGGCAGAAGTCATCGGCCGGAGTGAGCCAATCTGTGACTGCAGGCGGCGGGTTCAGCAGCGCCTTCAGGTCATGCCCCGCCTGCACGTAGTCGTTCGCATCGCCGGGGATGGGTGGCATGACGACCCGCGCGCCGTGCTTGGCACTGGCCTGATCGGCGTATTTCTGGCCCGTGCCGGATGTGTCGTTGTCTGCCACGATCGTGATTGGCGCCGCGATCCCAACCAGCTCGCGTATCGAGCCGGTGACGGGTACGAGGTTGGAGGCCGAGTAGGCCACGACGCAGGGGCGCCCGGTG